TGTGCCGTCGCCGCTCGCCACCAATGGCTGGTAATAGGACGCCATCTCCGTGATCGCCTGCAGGCTCGCCGATGTGATCGACAGAGGCGTCCCAGACGCCGGGTTAGTCAGCGTGTGATAGTTCACGCCGTCATTGCTGCCCTGGAATGCAAGCATTCCGCCCGTTCCGAAGGTCCCCTCGACCTGCACGCTTTTATCGGCGTAGCTCCACGTGAGAGGCAGCGCCTGCCCGACGTCGCCGTTTTGCATGTTCGCCCAAGTGACAACGAAGGCCTTCGCATTCCCCGGCTCCGGGAGATGCGCCATGGTGTAGGCGATCGTGCTCATGCCCAGCCTTGCTTTTCAGCCATCTTCTCGTAGGCCTTAGCGGAAATCTTGCCGGACTTCACGGCCTCACGCGCCGTTTGCTGCTCTTTCGGCTCGGGCTTCATCGCCGATTCCTTCAGAACCTTCTTGAGGTCTTCTAGAGCCTCGTCCATGCTGTCGACCGGGATTTCGACATCATACCCCTCGACCTGCTCGGCTATTTCCTTAACCTTGTCGATAGCTTCCTTGGCCGTCTTTCCCGTCGCCACAACAGCCCCGATCTCCGGCATCCCGCAAAGCTGCGGGACCACGTAGTGCTCCCCATCGATCACCGTATAGTTGCGCATCTTGATGTTGCGACGCAGCTCTGGGGGAAACGTCAGATGCACCCAATTCTTGTCCGCCCATTGCGAGTGGATCAGAACCTCGGCGCCCCAAGTGTCGGTATATTCCGGCTCGATTAGAATCCCTTCGGCGCCGTACCACATGACCTCCGCGAGATTGGCGATCATGTTCTGATAGAGTTCGCTCGGAGGGGAGCCAGCGCGCGCGGTGAGATCGATCGGATAGCCGACGCCGCTCTTATCGATACGCACTTCCGTCGACCAGAAGCCGCGATAGTTGTATCGCTTGAAGTTCGGTTTCAGCGCGTCATTGACCACGCGCACAGGCTCGGGAACGTCCGCGTAACGCATCGTGCGCCCGACATAGCCTCGATCTTTGACCTCTATCCCGGTCAGCCCCACAGCCGGGAATTGTCCGTCGATGCAGAATCCGTCATAGCCCGCCTCAACCGCCTCCGGGATGCCGCCCTCGACGATGAACCGCATGATTTTCTTTTTGGCGCCGAGCGTATGCTCGAGCTCGTCAAGGCGCGGCTCAATCTTTTCATAAGTCGGCGAATGAAACGTCTCCATGTCACCGCGCGTCGAGTTGATTTTGATCCACGAGTCATCGTTTGACTTCAGATGGCGGCGCAAGGCGTCGAGGCCGACAATCTCTTTCCATTTGCCGATCGGAACGCCGGCCTTTTGCATGATCTCCTTAGCCTTCGGGCGGTCGAGCTCCAATTCCGCGCCGCGGCGGCATCCCCAGACGCGCTTGCCGATCTTGGCTAGGAAGTGCTGGAGATCGCCCTCATAACAATCAGCGAAGACATATAGGTCGACTTCGTCGCGCTCGATGTAGGGCCAAGGATCGGAAACGCGCTCAAGCGCCTCGTCGCCGGCGCCAATGAGTAGGCCGCGCGAGGTCGGATAGCCAGAGGCCCACGGCGCGAAATAGAGGACGCGCCCGAAATCCTCGGCAAGGCGCCGCGCTATCTCGACGAAAATACCGTTGTCAATGATCAGTGCTGTCTTCGAGCGGAGGTCTTCCATTAGCTCTTGAGCCTTCCGTCATTGATCGTGATAACAACCACGTCGGATTTTGACCCCGGCGCCCCAACGATCGCGACGTTCTCCCGCGCCATGAGAAGCGCAAAAATTAGGTCGTTCCGCTCCTTGTTAGGGACGAAGTATTGCGCCCTCGTCTCGCCAACGGCGCGCTTCATCTGAGATTCCGTCCGGACGATGACATGGGTCATGCGAGTTTCAGCTCTTCACGCACGCCGGCAAAGTCCATCGCGAGCCCGAAATGGCGGATCGTCTCGACGAGGTCGGCGACATGGAACTTTTTGCACGAGGAGATGTGCAGATACGCGCCGTCGTGGTCGGGCCATGTGTCGATGACGAGGAAACTCTCCGTGATGGGCTGGCAGATCGTCGCGCCAAGCCCTCCCTTCCCGTCATGCGTCGGATAGCGCCAGACGGAAGCCTTGCCGGCCGACGTCATATTCATTGCGTAGCCGCACTCGACGAGGAAACACTCCCACTTATCGCCGTCGAGGCGCCCGCGCAGCACGACGTTTTGGGAGTAAATTCGCTTGCCGAGATCAGTCGTGGACATGCTCGGGTCTCATCTTTTGCATCGCCTTCTCGCTGATGAGGCCCTTCTTGTGCGCGGCTCGCACATGCTTAGGAAGCCGACCGATCTTGCGGCCCTTGTCCGCTTTGACAAACTCCTTGCCGACAGATTTCGGGACGCCCTCGACATTTCCTGCCGCAGCAGCGTGCATAAGCCGGTTCTGGGCTTGTGATACAGACGGCATCTCTCTCTCCGCCTTTGCGTGGAAGGAAACGGATTTATTGTTGGCTTGAACGGTCGTCTGGCTCATTCTTCTAGGCCGCTACTCGTCCTCTTCGTCGTCGCCGTCGGAATAATCCCGCCATTCATCAGGATCGTCCGCGTTCTCATCGTCGAAGGAAGGAAGCCAGTCGAGCATCGCACGACGCTAAATCGTGAGCACGTCAAGAGCCTCGTCGAACGACTGGCTCCGCTCAGCGTAGTCATTTAGGTTTGTGCGCGTCTCGGTCTTTGGCCGGGCGCCCGAGATCATCCTGTCGAGCAACTGCCCGACGAGACCCAACGCGTCGACCTGGTCGTCATGCACGCCAGCCGGGAAGCGAAGGAGCTCCGTCTCGAAATCAGCGCGCCATGGCGCCTTAGCCGGAATGCGCAGCCCCCGCGTGGCGATCAGGCCGCGGAAGGATTGCGCTCGGACCGCCTTGTCCCCCTTGGTCGGAAACCGCTCACGGGCAACGTAAGCCTGCTGAGCGCGCATCTCCCTCTCGAGGAACGGCCCCACGCCGCTTTTTATCTGACCCTGTTCCTCCGCCCAGGACATCGGCCGCCACTTGCGGACGAGATCGCAGAAGCTCGAGACCCACTCATCCGAGGAGGCCTGCTTTCGCCAAAGGTCGAGCAGCCACGGGTTGCCGTCCGGGTCGAGGCCTAGCACCGCATGAACCGTGTAGTCGCCGCCGGAAGAGGTCACGGCATAGTCGGACCCGCCATAGACCCGCAGGCTTTCGCGCGGCGGGAGGACGTCGACGGGGACAAGCCACTCGGCCTTGAAGTAGTCGCCTGTGTCTGGAACTGGGTCTTGCTGATAGAGGGCTGACCATGTGCGGGAGTCGCACTCTAGCTTTCGCTCCCGCAGAAACCTCCCGTAGTCATAGCCTTTCGGGTCGTCCCACAGCATGTCCCCTGGAGGGCGCCCAAGGGGGTCGTTCTCAACAGCCTCCGCGCGGATTTTCAGGCGCCTATAAGGGCGGTTGATCTGTTCTAGCTGGGCGATGATGCGTCCCGCCAGGTCGTCCTCGTGGAACCTCTGATGCATGATGACGCGACGGGCGCCGGGCTTCAAACGAGAAGAGAAGTCGTTGACGTACCAGTCCCAGCGAGAGTCACGGATGCGCTTGCTCTCGGCGTCGTCTCGCGACCCAAACGGATCGTCGATTATCCCCAAATCAGCGCGGAACCCCATGATGCCAACGCCGACGCCAACCGCATAATATTCACAACCCGAAGTTGTAGCCCAGCGATAGGATGCGCCAGAGTCCGAGGAAACAGCAACCGAGAGTAGAGTTGACGCGTCTTGGAGCAGGTTTCGCGTCTTTCTGCCCCATCGTTCCGCCAGCTCGCTCGAGTGAGAGGCCGTCAGAACGTTCGACCCTCTGTTCCGAGCCACAAACCACGCGGGGAACAACCAATTGACATACGTCGACTTTGCCGACCCAGGCGGCATTTCAACGACCAAAAAGTCATTCTCTCCGCGCTCAAGGGCCTCGAGCTCCTCAATGAGGAGGCGATGATGCGCGGCGGGCTGGAACCCTTGAGACCTAGAGAATTCAGTGAGCGAGGCCCGAGCCGACCGTCTCCGAATCAGTTCCAAGGCTGCTGCCGCTGGCGATAGCTGCAAGTTCTGCATCCGTCATGTCGGAAGCCGCTATGCTCCCAGAATGGTGAATGGCCTGAGCAGGGCGCCCAAAGCCGCGATCCAGAAGAGCCGTCGCCGCAGAAACGCGAGCAGCCGGTGGGGCTTTCTGGGAGCGCATGACCTCGACGAGCGTCTGCACCGCGTCGGCCGTATGCTCCTTCGCGAGCGCCTTTACGTCAGCGATGACCTTTTTGTCGTAGTTCTTCGGAAGCCCGCTTGGGTTTCCACTTTGCCCCGGCTTAAAACTAGTCGAGCGCACTCCGCCTCTGCCTGCCATTGTCTACCTATTGTCTGCTCGGTCTATGGTTCAAGTCGCCGTCTCGTATTTGAGCACAAACCCTACGCCAACTGTTCCTCTGCGGGCATAACGGATGCCGAGGTCAAGCGCCTTTTTCCTGAATGTGTCGATACAGCATGGAGGCTGCATTTTCTTATAGGCTTCCATTAGGCCTAGATTGCTTCTTGACAGCTTGCGCATCATTAGCATTTCGTCCCTTGACGGTTCCCAACGCGGGCGACCGACTTTTAGCTCTATGGATGCGATCGCTCGGGCTCGTCGAGCATTTGGGTGGGCTAGGTCATGGCACTGCATCAATGCGCCGCGGGAACGGGAAGCGCGAGAATTTGCGTCGAGAGCTGAGACGCAAGCGCAGAAGCTGCTGTCAAGCCTTGGGTAAAGCCTCCGGACTGAGCGGCGGCGAGCTCCTGCTGGCTGTAGAAGCCATTGTAATGGGCGAAGAGGGCGAACATCCCCTTGCCTAGGACGCCGTTCGAGTCGTCTCCGAGCCAGTTGTATGAGAGGTTGCCGGTGGTTCCGAATGTGGCGACCCAGGCGAAGCCCGTCATATCGCCGGACTGAGCCTGAGTGAGGAGCTGCTGCAGGCGGGCGATAATATCAGGGTTGGGCGAGGCGGCTCGAGGAGCGGCAGGAAGCGCCAACACAAATAGCGCCACAAGGGCGCGCAGTCTTTTCATTGGTTGTGAATCCTTAGTGAGCGGTCTCTTGAGGCTCTTCGGCGTTGCGAGAGCGAATGTTGAGCGCGACCATCGCGGCGGAGAGCGAGCCGACGACAAAGGCCCGGAAATCCTCGTCCGCTTCTTCAGCTTCTTCCAGCCGAGCAAGGACGCAGGGCGTGTCGAGTTCTTCCTGGTAGCGCTGGCGGATGTTCATACGGCGAAG